GCAGGGTATAAAGTTGAAGCAGATCTTGTATCAGCAAATACTTCAGTGGTTTATTTCCCAATCGCATCTGGACATCCAAGATCTGAGAAAGATGTAAGTCTTTTTGAGAAGATTGGTTTGGCAGCAACAGCCCAGAAATATTGGTCTGATAATGGAGTCTCCGTAACTCTTTCATTTAACAAAGAGACAGAAACTAAACATATTGCACCTGCATTACATTTACATGAAGGAGAACTTAAGGCTGTCTCATTCTTGCCTATGGGCAATGAAGTTTATCCACAACAACCATATAATGAAATAACTAGAGAAGAGTATAATTCTTATGTTGGTAAAATTGCAAAGATTGATTGGTCTGCAATTTATGATGGCATAGAAAATCTGGAAGCACAGGGTGAAGCATATTGCAGTACAGATGCTTGTGAAATTAAACTTTACTAAGGGAGAAAAATGAAAAAAATATTAATGATAATTGTAACCGTTGTATTAGTTGTTGGTGGTTTTTCAATTACAAATAAATCAGATGACAGTTGCATTAATCTATATATTGATTACGGTCAATTAGATGGTGGCACAAAACTAACAAAGTGTATAGATGCATCTACAAAGACAATTGCTTTAGATGTTTTAAAAAAGGCTAACCTTGAAATAGAAGGAACCAAAAAATATGGACTAGGCGTTGTCTGTAGAGTAAACAATTTGCCAGATGAAAAGGCAGAGTCTTGTGAAATAATGCCACCAGAAAAAGCCTACTGGGCACTAATCATTAAAGAAAAACAAACGATTCCTTTTCCTAGAAAAGAATGGGGTTGGGGACAACTAGCAATAGACCAGCAATATTTAAATCCAGGAGATTCATTAGGCTTGATTTGGACTGGACCTAATGGAGAATTAAGGTTTCCATGAAGGTTGCATATAAAAAATTTGATAATATAGTGCATTTTCCTATACAAAAAAGAAAACCTAAAATTGCTGAGTACATACTGCAATTATCTATAAACCTTATAGCACTATACATAGCAAACGATATCACTATTGATATCTGGCGTTCTTTGACGGGACACTAATGGTTCATTTAACTCGTATTTATACAAAAACTGGCGATGATGGAAAAACTTCTACCGCTACTAATGAGCGCATAGATAAAAGTAGTGATTTAATTGAGGCAATTGGAGCGGTAGATGAAGCAAACTCTGCTATAGGTATGGCAACTGAGTTTCATAATGATATTATAGATAGAATACAAAACGACTTATTTGATTTAGGTGCAGAACTCTCTGGTGCTCCAACAATCGTAATATCAGAAGAAAGAATTAATAATTTAGAAAATATAATTGATGATTATAATGAATATTTAGAGCCTTTGCATTCTTTTGTTTTGCCCACTGGACCCATACACAATGCAAGAACTATTGTTAGAAGAGCAGAGCGTCAGGTTTGGAAAATACAAGGCATAAACCCTAATATTGCAAAGTATCTAAACAGGCTTTCAGACTTGTTGTTCGTAATGGCAAGATATCACAACAAGGGCAATGAAAAGTTGTGGGTTCCTAAAAATTAGTTTCATCCTGCTATAATAAGGTTATAGGAGAAAAATGTCTAACCCATCAAATTTATATGCAGAAAAAATATATTCTGAGCACCCGCTAGTTTTATGGGCATTAGATGACAAACTAGATTATCTTAGCCTTATTTCTGAATCAGAACGTCAAATATATGATTCTTGGACTGTAAATGATGCAACAGCAACTTTAGAATCTAGTTCACTTGATGAGCCATTTCCTGACAGTGCAATGACGTTAGTTGAGGTAGATGTCCCAATATCAGAAAATCTTGAGTCTTCATTTATAAGTCCAAACCTACTTAATTTTAATGAATTAGCAGAACTTGGAAGTTTTACTGTTGGATCTTATTTTTATTCTAATAGTGTTTTTTTACAAAGTGTTTCTATAGGATATGAATATACAGATCCAAGTACATCAGCAGTTATTCAAAATTTAAAAACTTTTACAACTACACTTTATCAAAGATGGGGTTTTATTTCTGAGACATTTGAAATACCAAATGTTTCTGCACAACTTAGAATTGTTATTAAGGTTAAAGTTTTTGAAGGATCTGCAGGCCCAGAAGACAATCAATTTTATTTTAATGGCATTACTCTTGGCCAATGGAATGAAGAATTTAATACATATTCTTTAAATGGAACTACTACAACAACTATTCCTTCTTCAGTTAGTGTTTATGGTGGATCAACTGCAGTAGAAGCACAAGCATACGGAATTGCCGAAGATTCTGGATATTATCTTGCAGATAGTCGTTTAATTTGTCAAAATATTGGAATTCCATTAGTTTATGGAGCAAGTGGTGTAACAAGAATACAGCCAACAGGAGGTGCATCTTTAATAATTCCAGGCAAAGGATTTTTAAATAAAAAGGGACAATATAACGAATATACCGTTGAATTTTGGATGAGAGTTTTGGCAAATACTTCTATACCATTTAAAATATTTGGACCTATTGCGTCAGATGATGGATTATATGTTGAAGATGGATTTTTAACTTTAGTTATTGGAGATCAGTTTGCTTCACATTTTATTGGTGAATGGTTTAGACCAATGCTTATTCATATTCGTATTATTAGAAATTTAGCATCATTATTGGTTAATGGAGAAGAGGTTTTATCTTTATCTCTAGATACAGATAATTTAAATTTACCAGATGAACTTGATAATGTTGGAGATAGTCAAGACTGGTTAGGTTTTTATGCAAGCACAGATGTATATCCTTTTGAAATTGATTGTGTTGCAATTTATTCTTATCAAGTTCCAATTACCGTGGCAAAACGTAGATGGGTTTATGGACAAGGAGTTATATCACCAGAAGGAATTAACTCTGCATACGGAGGAACAACCGCTTTTATAGATTATCCATTTGCTAATTACACAGCAAATTATAATTATCCAGATTTTGCTGGATGGGATCAAGGTACTTTTGATAACTTAACAACAACTCAAACAACTTTAAGAACTCCAACATACTCATTACCTGAAATATTTATAGGAACAAAAACATTACAAGAACTATATAGTGATAATCAAGATATTCAAGATAATGAGTCTGGCCCAGTTATTTCTGATAAATTTTTATCATTTAGACCAAATAACACTTGGAACGCTATAGACTCCTATATAAATTTTGATAGATTTAATCCACTAGCAAATGAGGCAAACAGTTTCTACGGTGTTTTTAGTTCACATAACTTATCTTCTGAAGAAATATTATTTAAAATATATAATCCTTTAAATACTAATAATTATTTTTTAATAACAAAAGACGCAGATGAAATTAAATACTCTTTGTCTTATAATGATGAAATAGAGTTATTATTTACATCAGATCCTATTAGTGCTAATCAACTTTTTGCGGTAGGAATAAACATTGAAACACTTTCTAACGGCAATAGCAATGTAAATGCATTTTTTGGAAATCAAAGTTCATTAAAGATGTATGTGGCTGGAGACGATTCTGGAGAGTATGCGTTTACAGGCAGGATTTATTCTATTGGAATATCTACAGTTTTAAATTCTAATAAGATTTCTGATAACTTTGATGAAAATGGATTTATTGTTTTAGAAGATGGACAAACACTGATTGATCATACTGCCAGTTATACTCTTTTGCCATCAGAAGCATATCAAAAATATTTCTTAGATATTGGAGTTTCTGGGTATTGGCAAGACTATTTACCTCTTTCTTATTTTGGTCAATTTGTAGAAAATAGCAATGGTCAAAAGTTTTATGATTTAGACTTTATTCAATTTAACTTAGGATATCCAACCACTACTACGTTGGTTGAAGAGTCTGGTGCCACTGGATATTATTATGATACAACTGGAGCACAAATAAAAAGTTATGCTACTTTTCAATATGTTGAAGATGGGGCAAACATTCCAACTTCTTTTGCTAATGAGCAAAAACTAAATGAATATAAAATTCTTGATATGGCAAATTATGAAGACTGGGAAACAACAAGATTTGAAATTTTAAATAATACATTAATTTATCCTATAAAGACTGAAGACTTTAATACTCTTGCAATTGTATATAGTCTTGAGTTTGATAGTCGTGGTATTTTAACAAAACCAATATTATTAAATAGGTTACAGTTTGCCTCTCAAGCATTAAACGATAACTCTTCTAATCCAGTAGGTACCAGGTTTGGAGTAGACCTTATACCTTATAAAAAGAACGGTATTTATTATAACTATAAGTCTAAAAATCCATTTAGTATATATAAAGAAAGTATGCCATATTTATATTTAACAAAAACTTCTGGAATTGAGGTTCGTGGAGAATTAAATATTCTTGAAAATCGTGGGCTATCTCTTCCTATTAATAAAGAGTTAGCAACAAATTATAAAGTTAGCGCTATGCAATTATGGATGAATTACAATAAAGAAGAATTTCCAACAACGGCTACTGAGATTTTTGAAATTAATCATAAAGACGGAACTCTTAAATTTTACCTACAGGCTAATAGTACAGACTTAAACAGGGGTAGGGTATTTGTTTTAAATGAAAATGGAGTTCCATATAATGGAGTTGCATTTTATTTAAATGGTAGTTTAGTTAGAGAGCCAGTTTTATCATTAAAAGACTGGTCTGCAATAGGAATTTCATTTTTAACTTCCCTTGTTTTTAGTTCATATCTTGGAAATATAAATCTTACAGGCCCAGCCCTGTTTAATAATATTGCTTATTACCAGGCAAGTAGCATACAAGAAATTCAAAGTACTACCTTAAATCCATGGTTTAAGGTATTAACAGACGGAACTACTGTTTTTGATTGGCAATATTGGTTGAATAACTATACTTGGGAAGGAATGTTAGTCCTTGGATCATCAGAATTTTATAATATTAATCCATCTGACATTTACAAAACATATATAGGAACAAATAAAATTATTGTTGATGATGAAGAGGGTTTAATATACCAGGCTGAAAAAATGAAGGTATATAAAGACGTAGAATGGTCAACCACTGTATCAACACCAGTATAGTCTGCTATACTTATGGTTATGGAATCGTTAATTAATCCAAAAACTGGTCAACCTTATGTAAAAAATGTTCGTCGTAAGGTCATAGATAAACATTATGACTGGGGCCTTTATGTATACAAAAAGTCTAATGGTAAATGGTTTACAGACGATAGTGGTTCAATTTTAAATATTCCTGCAGATCGTGGAGATTTATCTAAGATTGCAGAGTTACGAAAAGTTGCTATGCACTATGGAGACGATGGTGAGGGCAAGGCTGTGTTTGTTCCTGGACTTACTAGAATTAGCGAAGAAGAGTATTCAGAACAAAAAGAGAGAATGAGAGAAGGATTAATTCCTTCAATGAATGACTTGGGTGCTTGGCATGCAGCACAACAAACATTAGATAAATATGGAAAGGACGCTGTAAATGAGTGACCAAGAAGAATACATTCGTGCAGGTCTTAATACCCAAACTAAAGAAGAAAGTCCTTTTAAGCATCAAGATCCATTTAATAAAAGTTGGGATGACTTAAAAGATTATTCTGGCTTAGATCAAAATTTTCGTCGCAGAACAACTCGTAATCTTTCAAAATACATTAGCCCAGAAACAAATCAGGCATATTTAAATGCAGCAAACGTTACACCTTCAGGAGTAGATGCAAGTTCAAAACAGATTAATCCTGGCACGGTATATAGAAATGGCTACGGACTATTTGATGTAATTACTCCACCATATAACATGTACGAACTGGCAAACTTCTATGACACATCATTTGCTAACCATGCTGCTATTGATGCTAAGGTAGAAAATGTTGTAGGTCTTGGATACCGCTTTGATATTTCAGATAGAACGATGTTAAGGTTTGAAATGAATGAAGATCAAGCAGCCGTAGATCGTGCTCGTAATCGTATTGAAAGAGCCAAGATTCAATTACGTGATTGGCTAGAAAGTTTAAATGATGATGATAGTTTTACAAAGACTATGGAAAAGGTATATACAGATCTTCAAGCAACTGGTAATGGATTTATTGAAGTAGGTAGAACTGTTGCTGGAGATATTGGATATGTTGGACATATTCCAGCAACGACTGTTCGTGTACGTCGTTTACGTGATGGTTTTATTCAAATTATTGGTCAAAAGGTAGTTTATTTTAGAAACTTTGGTGCAAAGAATGCAAATCCTATGGGCACAGACCCAAGGCCAAATGAGATTATTCATCTTAAAGAATATTCTCCTTTAAACACATTTTATGGTATTCCAGATATTGTTGCAGCAATGCCATCTTTAATTGGAGATCAACTAGCATCTCAATACAACATTGATTATTTTGAAAACAAGGCAGTCCCAAGATACGTAGTAACCTTAAAGGGTGCAAAACTATCAGGCGACGCTGAAGACAAAATGTTTAGATTCTTACAGACTGGACTTAAGGCTCAATCACACAGAACTCTGTATATTCCACTTCCTGGAGATAGTGATGGTAATAAGGTTGAATTTAAGATGGAGCCAATTGAAAATGGCATCCAAGAGGGATCATTTAAAGAGTATCGTAAACAAAATCGTGATGATATTTTAATTGCCCATCAGGTTCCTATTTCAAAACTTGGTGGTGCAGATTCTGCAGGTATTGCAGCAGCATTAT